CAGCTGTAGCCAGGAGAGTATTATTTTTATTGTGCAATTATCATAATGACAAAACTAAGCAATGCAATCCCTCACAGCTGCGGATGTCCAGGGATCTCGGAATTACCGACAGAAGCATTCGCAATGGTTTGAGAGATTTGGTTCTCTATGGGTACATCAAAATTATCAAAAGAGGCAATGTAGGGTTTTCCACAATGTACGCAATTGACTTTAAGCTACAGGAAAAATTCTTCCAAGCTACAGGAAAAAACTTTCCAAAAGACCAGGAAAATATCTTCCTACGAACTAATTTAAGAACTTATTTAGAAGAAGAAGAATTGACAATTATTAAGGGGGGAGAAAGTGGATAAGTTTAGTAAATCAGAAGTACAGAACAAATTAAATAAAATGGTACTCAAAGTGACTAAGGCAAGTAATTCATATTACAACGCAGTTAAGACAGGAGCATCAGCTGCTAAAGGCACAGATGAGTGGCTTATTCAGAAGATGAAAACAAAAGTGACAGGGGATCATTATTTTTCTTGGTTTAGAATTATGGTTGAGGGAAACTACAAGCAAAAGAAAACAGCAAGAAATTATGCCAAAAACGTACTTGGCATTAACCAATAGAAAAAATTGACCAAAAGAAAGAGAAGAAATAAGGTTGATTTTACTGATTTAATCAAATTATTCGATGATGCAGCTGATACGGACAGAAAAATGCCCAATGTTATTCGTAAGCAGAAAATGTCGAGTTGGGTTGACTATCCCGATGAAATAAGTTCCTATGGTTATACTAAATTTACCGATTTGGTTCGTATAGCTCCAGAGCAAGTACAAGTTGATAGATGGGAGATCGCAACAAGATTACTAATGGAACTTGAAGATAAAAAAATGAGAAAAGTAATTTGGGCAAAAGCAAAAGGAGCATCATGGGTGTGGTTAGCAAAGAGAACAAAATTAACAAGGCAATGGATTAAGGAAAAATACCTGGAAGCTCTCATCATTATGGCTTTTCGTATTAATAAGAATTCTGTGAATAAACTTTACATTATTAACAAAATAACTTACTATTCTTAATATGATGGACAAATTTCCATCTTTTTTTTTATCTAAATGGTAGGCAGACCATCTAAGAAAATTCCTTGTGGAGCTAGACGAAAATATGACGGCAACCCTTGCCAAGCAAAAGCATTAGCAAGTGGTCGCTGTAAATATCATGGTGGTATGAGTACGGGAGCTAAGACTTACCAGGGTAAACTAAAATCATACGCAAATTTAAAACCATATAAAAACAATGCCAAAAGACTTGAAGAATTACTTGGACAAGATCCTGGAAGAAATACAATTAGGTAATACATTAACCTCAATAACAAAACAAAAGGGTTATCCTAGTTTATCTGCTGTTTATAAGTGGATGAGAGAAAATAAAGAGATCTCAGATAAGATCATGTCTGCTAGAGCTGTTGGAGCTGCAACCCATTTGGATCATTGCTTTGATTTATTGAAACAAGACATTAAGCCCCAGGATGTACAATGGAATCGTGAACGATTGCATCACTATCGTTGGGCTGCATCTAAACTTATTGGAGTTTATGGAGATAAGAGTAAGATAGAACAAGATAGCAATGTTACTTATAAGTTTGAATGGAATGATGGTATGAAGAAAGTTGAAGATAAGGGAAAGATAGCTGATGTTGGTTTTATAACAAGCTAAGTGAAAGCTCTCGCACACACGATATGAGCTTCTATAATAAAAGTTGATACGATAAATGATACGATCATTTTAAATTTTGTTTTGTTAATTGAAATGAACATCGCCTTGCTGATTGGATGTTCTGGGAATTAATCCTGGATTTACGATCTTTAAAGATTGAAATGGCTAAAATTAGGTCTTTTTTTGAGAATATGACAGCCCATATACCCAGAAAAATAGTGTCCGCTTATTTTATATACATATCGGGAGATCAAAACATTGACACGCACAAACGAAAAAGAATTTACAGCTTCATTGGTTTACAATGAAAAGACAAAAAAGATAACTATGGAATTTTCTGGATTTGATACGGATATGGAAGCCAAAGGACTTTGTTATATTTTAATGGAGCAATTTGGAATTGACCAAAGACAGGCTCATTTGGAAATATCGAGTACAGTACATTAATGGAAAAGTTAATTTCAATTCCATACTCGCCTAGACCGCAGCAACAAGAGCTGCACGAAGCATTAAGCAAATACCGCTTTGGTGTGTGTGTGATGCATAGGAGAGGTGGCAAGAGTACATTTGGTGTAAACCATTTAATCATGTTGGCTCTTACAACAAAAAGAGAAAACTTCAGGGGGGCAATGTTTGCCCCGACCAGGGTACAAATAAAATTGATTTCCTGGGATATGATTAAACATTACACCAGGGTAATACCTGGAATAAAATACAACGAAACGGAACTTCGGGCAGATTTTCCCAACGGATCTCGTATTCAACTTTTTGGGGCGGAGAACCCAGATAGTGCCAGGGGGCAATTTTTTGATTTTGTTTTCTGTGATGAATATGCCCAGATGGATGAAAGGATGTTCCCAGAAATAATCCGACCAGCCATTGCGGATCGCAAGGGCGGTGTTTGTTTTATTGGAACACCAAACGGAATGGATGCCTTTTATGATTTGCATGAAAAAGCAAAAGTAGATTCAGAATGGTACACAGTTACCTGGAAAGTATCGGAAACAAAATTAGTTGATAAAAAAGAATTAGATCAAATGCAAAAGCTGATGACACCCGATCAGTATTTGCAAGAGATGGAATGTTCCTGGATGGCTAACAGGTCAGGAGCTATCTTTGCCAAGTTTGTCCAGGAGATAGAAGAAAAGAAACATATTACAAGAGTGCCTTATGATCCAGGTTATCCTGTGGATGTTTATTTTGATTTGGGAATTTCAGATAAGTGCTGCTTAATTTTTATGCAGCAGATTGGAAGAAGTTTTAATATCATCGATTGCTATCAAAATAATAACGAGGGCTTGGATCACTATGCCCAGGTTATTCGGGAACGAGATTATTTTTATAGGAATTTCATTTTTCCTCACGACATTGAAACCAGGGAAATGTCTACGGGAAAATCGAGAAAAGAATATGCATACAGTTTGGGGCTTAGACCTGTAAAGGTATGTCCTAAGTTACCCAAGGAAGATCAGATCCATGCTGCTCAACTTTTTTTGAGCAAGTGTTGGTTTGATGCGGAGAACTCTAAACCATTGCTCGATTCGCTTAAATGGTATCACAGAAAGTATTTAGACAAACAAAGAACCTATTCTAAGCCTGTGCATGATTGGAGTTCTCATTTTGCAGATGCCTGGATGACAGCTGCAATAGCAACGCAAGAATTAAACTTAAACGATTCAAGACCGAAACAATTTTCGGCAGATAATAACTATAACCCCTTAGGAGCTTAACATGGGATTTCTACGACCAAAAGTGCCAACACCCCCACCACCGCCACCAAGACCGCCTGTGCCGATGCAGACACCCACATACCACCAGAATGTCGTGGCATCAAAGGCATATCAAAAATCCCAGGCAACAAAAACAGAAACAGTATTAACGGGAGCATCTGGTTTATTGGATGATCCTAATATTGTTTATAAAAAGAAGTTAGGGCAATAACATGGGGCAAACAACCGCTGGAAAAGAAAAAAGAGCAAAAGAAAGAAAAGATCAGGTTTCTGCTGTAACTTCTGCTGCAAACCAGGCAATGAATACACAAATAGCTGCGGGTAATCAAATGTATGGCGGAGCTGTTTCCACAGCTGTAAATGAAAAATTGGTCGATATGAATTTAATGAAAGTGGGAAATTATTTTGAACAGCAAGGCGGGGAATTTATCCGATTATCAAAAGAAGAATACACAAAAAAGAAAAAAGCTGGAGCAACAAATTTAAGCACATCTTATCATGGGGGAACGACAGCAAAAGAAATTAAATATGGAAAATCTAATCAGGCAATGGGATCGGGAGATCCATCAGGGGCGATGACATCAACCCCAATTTCACAAAAGATGTTGCAAAAACAAAATAAAATTAAAGGGGCATTAGTTGGGGCATTATCTTTAGTTGCCCCTGT